GCCGAACTGCGCGCCGACGTTGGCGAGCGCGAGCGTGCCGGTGTCGGCGACGCGGGCCTGATACTCGGTGTTCTCGTCGGCCATGTAGACGCCGATCTTGCGTCCGGTGACCCCGCTCGCGGCTTCGGCGGCGATGCCCACGATAGCGGCCACCGCTGCGGTCGCACCCTTCACGATGCTCCCGGCGCTGAGAATGACGAGATGCCCCGGCCTGAAGGTCTGCGCCGCGCCTTCAAGGAAGTACATGATCCGGGTGTTGCGGTACGGACGAAAGCCGTCACCTGCCCCGGCAGTGAATGTCACCATGGAACCCTCGCCCTGATGGTCCGCGCGAGCGCGCAGACAAGTGTCTTCGGGGTTGCGGGTTGGCCTCGACGCAGTCGCAAGCGGCCAACCGAGGCTCGCGAGCAGCAGCACGCGCTGGGGTCACACCGTGTGCCCCGGCACGCGTGATACCGGGGAGGCGAAAGACGGTGGGGCAGCTGGACACAGAGGCGCGTGCCACTGGAGTAACACGCGGGAACCGTTGGAACTGCCCCGACCGTCAGCGACGAAGGTTACGGCGCGACGCCGTCGCTGTCAAGCCGTCAGAAGAACGCGGGCGGCTCCGGCCCGAACAGCACGTAGAGGATCACCAGCGCGGCGAACGCGAACCGCAGCAGCGTGATCGCCGGACCTCCCGGGATCGGCATCCCCACCAGCTGCAGCAGCAGCGGGATGACGAACGCGAGGATGACGACGAGGATCACCGCGTAAACGAGCCGCCAGAGCAGTGCCTTGAGGTTCATGGCCCAAAAGCTCCTATGGTTGATGTTCACCGGGATCTGCCGCTGCATCGAGCGGGCCAGTGTCGGGGCTGACGAGGCGGTCGCGCCCCACCTTGATCGAGCCGACCACCTCGCCCACCCCTTCGCTGTCCTCCGGGGACAGCCCACGCGCGACCGCAGCCGCGATGGCTGAATCTTTCAACGCGCGCCCCGTCATCGTGCGCGCGTGCTTCTCATGCTGCTTGGCCTTGATGCGCCGGTAGAGCGCCATCGGCATCTTCATCAGCGCCTCGCGCCCGCCCTCGCTGCGCCGCACGAACTCGTCGGTCTTCGACGGGTTGCTGATGACATCCGCCGTCTGCAGTTCCTCCCACCGCACGGGCGCGTAGCCGAGGCTCTGCTGCGCGATGTGGTGGCGGTTCGGCATCGCGAGGTTGATCCAGCGGAGGTACCACTTGCGCCGGATGCCGCGCGGGTCTTCGTGCTCCAGCGGCTCGTCCTTCAGCCGGATCGGCAGCGCGTTGGGCAGGTTCGGATCCGTCAGGCGCCGCCCGGCGACCTCGATGTTCGCGAAGTCTTTGAACGCGTCCACCAGATCGGCGTCGGTCGCGCGCAGCCCCTGCTGCTTGATCGTCTCTTTGACGCGCCCCTTGACCGCCTTCTGGAGCTTCTCGGTTTCTATTTCGAGGCGACTCTTCACATGGGCCATGAGCTATTCCAATCGGTTGGGCTGCGCGCCTGCGCGCGGACGCCCGCCGGGCGCTTCAGTGAACAGCGGCGGGCGGGCGCCCATGCGCTGCATCGGGGTGCCTCTGGGTTGCATCTGACGGGGCTGTCCGTTCTGCGGGGGCTGCGCCCCGAGCATGGTCTGGGTGCCCAGCGCCATCATCAGGACGGCCTGCTGCACCTCGGGGTTGTTGAGGTGTTCGGGCGGCGTCGCCTGCAGCCCCTGATAGACGAGGTTGCGGTCGATGCCGAACTGGTCGGCGACCTGCAGCACGCGGTTGATGACCGGCTGCGAGGCCAGCGTGATCGTCGTCTGCTGCAGCGGCCCGAGCGCCTGCCGCACCATCGTCTCGGTGCGCTTGCGGTCCCGCAGCACGATGCGCGCGGCGGTGCGAAGGTCGGGCTGGCCCTGCGCGTCGTAGAGGCCGAGGTCTTGCGCGACCTCCTGCGCCTCCTGCACCAGCGCCTGATCCTCGGCGCTCATCTCGCCGGGCTTGCGCGGCGGCGGTTGCCCCGTCGTCGCGGCGTGCAGCAGTTCCATCCCGCCGGGCAGGCTCATCACCTGCCGCAGCAGTTCCTGCGACTGCGCGAGGTTCTGCTCCAGCCCCTGCCGCTTCTCGCGCTCGCGGACGAGGTCGCCCACGACACTGCGGCGTCCCGGCGGGGCGTCGGGTTCCTCTGGCTCTTCCGGCTCGGCCTCGGGCGGCTCCGGCGGTCCCTGATCGTCAGGGTCGGTCAGCGGCTGCGACAGATCGGGCGGGGGTGGTTCAGCGGGCGCCTGCTGCGGCGCCTGCGGGAGGGTCTGTGCGGTGGCGGGGGGCATTCCCCCGGTTGCGTCTTCCAGCACCACGTCGGCCATTACTCACGCTCCACGACGGCGTCCAGCGCCGTCTCCGGCACCAGCACGCACGGTCGCCCATCCACCTGCACCTCTTCGACGGCGTAGCTGTCGAAGATCACGCGGTCGAGCGGCTTCACGCTGGTGACGGCATCGCCTACTTGTAACACGATGCCCGTGCGGTCAGCGTCTTCGCGCGGCTTCGGCAGGAACACCAAGAACTGCGACCGCCACTCCGTGCGCGGCGGCAGTGCCACCAAGACGAGGTCGCTTCGCAGGGTCACTGAGAATATTCCACGGTCGGGCCGAGCGGCGGCGCGTCGGGGTCCGGTGTGCTCTGCGTCGCGAGCTTGCGCTTGTATTCCTCGACCGCCCGCTCGGGGATGCTGAGGATGTCCACGGCGGCTTCGCGCGCCGCGATGAGGCCGATGGCCTTCTCGCCGATGGCCTGCGCGCTCCCAGACCGCAGGAGCGTCACGACCGTCTCCGCGAACACCCGTGCCCCGTAGCGCGTCGTGGCCTCGGCGCAGACCACCGCCCAGCCCGGCGAGACAAGGAGCGCCTCAAGGTCAGCCACGCGCTGCTGGAGGGCATCTGGGTCCGCGCTCGCGCGCGGCGTCGTCCGTCTCGGCACTACTGCACTCCGTGGGACATCGCCAACGACATCTGCGCCAGCAGGTCAGGCGGCACCTGCGGCATCGACCCCATGCCCGGCACCACGTCCGGCGGCATCGGCTGCGGCGGCGGCATCCCGCCCTCGTTGCCCATCGGCGGGCCTCCCGGCGGGGGCGGTCCCGGTGGCGGTGGCCCCGGTGGCGGCGGGCCTCCCGGCGGCGGCGGTGGTCCCGGTGGTCCCGGTGGCGGCGCTCCGGCGCCCGGCGGCGGCGGCGCCCCCGGCTGCGCGCCCGGCGGCTGCATCCCCGGCGGGGGCGGGGGCGGCTGCATCGCCTGCTGTGTCTGCCACTGCCGCAGCGAGCGCATCAGCTGGCCCTTGTTCGGTGAGTCGTAGAGCGACAGCGCCTGCTCAAACAGCGGGATGATCACGTCCGGCGACGAGAACACCTGCTGCAGCGTCGGGTTCATCTGCGCGAACCCGCCCATCACCTGCATGAACCCGTTGTAGTTGCTCCGCTGCTTGCTCTTGTCCGCGCTCTCGACCGACCCGTGGGGTTTCCCGTGGAACGTCCCGGCGAGCGCCTCGCCCGTGATGCCGCCCTCGGCGAGGTCGATCTGGCGGAACTGCAGCTGCTGCATGAACCGCTCGCTCGCCTCCAGCGGCGCTTCATCCGCCGCGCGGCGCCACAGTTCGTGGCGGATCTTGAACAGATCCTCCATCGTCTCCTGAATGTTGCGGACCTGCTCTTCGATGCGGACGAAGCTCTGCTCGGTGACCATCTGCACTTCGCCGAGCGTGCGGCTCTCCTGCGGCGCGCTGCCGAGCGTCACGTCGTTCAGCCCGCTCAGGCGTTCCGCCGCGTCGATGATCGCCTGCTCGCGCCCCGCCATCGACTGCGGTACATCAGGCAGGGCCACGGGCTGTACGTCGCCCATGTCCTGCACCGTGATGACCGCGCCCACGCCCCACGGCTCCTCGTCCATGTCCCAGCCGCTGTTCCTGAGTCGCTTGATCGGCGCGTTGTTGACGAGGTTGCTGCGGTCGGCAATCGCATTGCGCGTGCCCATGTGCTCTTCGCCAATCGACGCGAGCTTATCGACGTGGCTCTGGCCGTAGACGTTCAGCGGGTTGGGGGCGGGCCGGAACAGCAGGTAGCGCGGCAGACCGAGGTCGTCCAGCTGCACGCGCAGGATCTGCCGGTGAATGGCCGACAGCGTGATGATGTACCACTCCTCGCTGCCGTCGTCATCGAGGTCGAGCAGGACGTGCAGTTCCCATAGCTCTTTCTCGATGGTCGTCTCGTTCGACTGCGCGGCCACGTCGATGCCGCCCTGCATCACCGACTGCGGCAGTTCGGTGCGCGTGCGGTCACTGGTCGCCGAGAGGTTCTCGACCGCGTCCTTGTCGTAGAGGCCGCTCTTGGCGCGGCTCTTCAGTTCCTTCAGCCGCCGCCAGAACCGCTTCGCGTAGCACCAGATCTCGCTGTCGTCCTGCGCGTGCGCCGGAAGGATCAGGAAGTCGCGCAGCGAGACGTTGCGGTAGCTGGGGCCGCGCCGCACCGGCACGAACTCATCAACCGGCGCGGTCAGCGCGCCCGTCTCGTTCGGGTCCGTCGCGTCCATGTAGGCGCCTTGATCATCGACCTCCGGCGCGACGACGCCCCGGTCGTCGGCGATGACCATCCCGGTGGCCGGATCGCGCTCCGGCTGCAGCGTCCGCATCGACCGCCGCTTGATCATGTCGGCGCGCTCGGAGCACTCCAGCACGCCCGTGCCCTCGATGAGCGCCAGCTGCAGCGTGCGCTGGAGCCAGCCCTGCAGCCGCTCCTCTTCCTGCTTCCACTGGTGGAACTCTTCCACCATCGGCGCCTTGGGCGCCGCGTTGCCCCAGCCGTCCACGACCCACACCGGCTCGACAAACACGGTCTTGCAGAACCGCGCCCGCATCGCGTCGATCTTCTCGGCGATGATCCACGTCGAGAGGTCGGCGGCGCCGGGGAACGGCAGGTCGCGCGTGTTGCGCTTCCCCTGCTTGTAGAGCCAGTGCCAGTAATCGAGGTCACCGCCGGGGTTGATGATCGGCCCGCGCGCCGCCACCGCCCGGTCGATCTCTTCCGACAGCATGTTGACCAGATCGGTCTTCTGGTCAGGGTCGAGCTTCACGTCCCACGGCGTCGCCCCGAGCTTGGGCGGCGTCAGCTTGCGCCGGGACGGACGCGGGTAGACGGTGCGGGGCGGGGGCGGCATCGCTTACTTCTTCGGGGGCTTCGGTGCCTTCGGCTTGCGCGACGGCTTGCGCGGGGTGTTCAACGCCGGAAAGGTTCCGCTGATTTGCATACGGTGCTCGCAGCGCCAGCAGGCGCGAATGGTTGTCCAGAGTAGCCCCGGCACCGTCTGGACGCGCCGCGTGCGCCCGCAGGTGAGGCACTGCGCCCATGTCTCGTTGTCGAGGATGGGCGCCGTGATGTCCTTACGTGCGACGACGACGGAGCGTCCGGCGCGCGGCACCCGCCGCCCCCAGCAGGCCGCTGCCGAGCAGCACCAGCGACCCCGGCTCCGGCACGGGCGTGGCGACAAACGCATCCGCCGTCCCCGTGAAGGAGGCCGTGAAGCTGCCGATGGTGTTGTGCCCGCCCGACGAGTCAATCGAGAACGGCGGCGTGAGGTTCGACAGCGACAGCGAGAAGCTCTCCGGCGAGATCAGCGCCGCCAGATCACTCGCCAGCACCAAGTTGCCCACGGTGTTGTTCGACGTGAACAGCGAATTGGTGCCGTTCACCACGCCCAGCTGCAGCGCGCCGTTGAACGTGCCGTCGAGGTAGTTGAACGTCCCCGCCTGATTCGTCAGCGCGAAGGTGCCGACGAACGGCTGGACCCAGAGCACGCCCGCCGCCGTCGCATCGCCCGTGCTGTTGGCCGTGAACGTCAGCAGCGCATCCGGGTCCAAGCCCCCCGCAAAGATCTGCGTGATGTTCACGTCGGTGCTGATCGTCAGCGTGGTCGTGCCGTTGCCGTTATCCGTCGCGACGAACTGCTGGGTGTTGATGTTGCCGAACGAGGTGATCGTTGTTGCCCGCGCTGCCGCTGGCAGAGCCAGCAGGGCCAGCAGCGCGAGAGCCATCAATCGACGCATGGGGAGCCTCCTACTTGTCATCGAGGCGTGACACTTCGCACGCCAACCACGCCGTGTCCGAGTAAATCAGGATGTCGTCGCCCGCCTCATTCCTGAAGACGAGCGACCCGTTGTGGACGAGCACTTCGTGCGCGGTGACATCGCGCTCGCTGCCGTTGCTCAGGACGACGTGGTAGACGCGCATGGCCCTAGAGGGGGTTGATCTCGGGCGTCTCTTCGCCCTCGCCGGTCGGGGGCAGCGTGTTGTCAGGCCGCGCGTCGCTGGGCTTGTAGGCCCACACCCAGCCCACGCCGGGCACGAACGCGTAGACCCAGCCGCCCTCGGGGTGCTGCGCGGGCAGGTTCACCGGGTAGCCGGGCTGCGCGGGCGGCGTCGGCAGCGTGTTGTCGGGATACCCAAACCCCGGTCCCCAGATGCCCAGCGGCGGCTGCGGGATGCCGGGCGGCAGCACGATGGGGTGCGACGGGAACGGCGGCAAGCCCTGCGACGGATACGGCGGCTGACCCGGCAGGCTGTTGTCGGGGAACGGCGGCAGACCCTGCGACGGGTAGGACGGGTGGTAGATCGGGTGCGACGGATACACGGGCGGCTGCGTGCCCGGTCCCCCCGGCCCCCCGGCCCACGGCGGTTTCGGCTGCGGCTGCGGCAGCGAGTTGTCAGGATACGGCGCGTCGCCGAGGAACGTGATGAGCGCAACGACTGATCGCATGGGTCCAGTGCTCCTTTAGCGTAGAAGGGGGCGCGTCAGCACACGCGCTTCCCGATATTTGACCGGCATCACATCCCGGCCCGTCAAAGCATTCCAGAGGTCTTCCGCGTTGTTCGCCCGCTGGTCCGGCTCGTCGTCCGCGCCCGCCACATGCGCCAGTTCGTGCATCAGCACCGCGCCTTGGTCCGCGTCGTCCAGCCCGGGGTTCAGGCTGACCTGCTGCCCCGTCGGCGCGCGAAACGGCGACGCCGTCCCGTAGAGCGTCACGTCGGGGTAGTCTTGCGCCTCGTAGCCGCTGGAGGCTAGCTCCCCGCGTGCGCCCAGATCCGGGGCGGCGAGCACCTGCGACAGCCGCGCCTTCACTTCGGGCGTGGCATCAAGCACCCGCCGCGCCAGCTGCTGCAACGGCGTCGATCCCACCAGCATCGGGTCGGGCTGGAAGATCCCCGGCGCCACCGGGGGCGTCGGCAGCGCGTCCGGCTGCGAGGCCGCTGCGCGCTCGCTCGCCGGGCGATACTGCTGCGCGATGCGGCGCAACCATGCCGCCATCTGCGCGACCGCGTCGGGCGAGGGCTGCTCCGGCACCTACTTGCGTTCGGTCTTCTCTTCCGACTTGCTCTGCTTGCTCTTCGGTTCCGCGCGCTCTTCCGCCGCCTCGCGCTTCGCCGCGCTCGCGCTCTTCATCGGGGCGCTTTTCGCCATGGCTTACCTCTTCTTCGACGGGTGCAGGAACTTGCCGAGGTTACTGTGCGGATGCCGACGCGCGTTGTCGAGGCTCATCGCCACCGCCTGCTTCTGCGGATACCCGGCGTTCATGGCCTCTTTGATGTTGGTCGAGACAACCTTCTGCGACGATCCGGGTTTGAGCGGCATGACGCGCGCCACAATAGCACGTCTCACCGACGCCGCCGCACGCCCCCGAACCGCGACCCCGCCGCTGCCTGCACCCGCACGTCGGCCTCGTCGTAGTCTTTCGTCATCTGCTGCCGCAGCCGCGCCTGCGCCTTCTCCACGTTCACTTTCGTCGGCTGCGCCGGGCCATACGCCAGCACCACATACTCGATGCAATTCATCGCGTGGTCGTAGAACCCGTCCTTGCGCGCCCGCCGCGTGTTCGGCGACACCGCGTGCGCGATGCTCCGCTGGTCCCACGTATAGCCCGCCTCCAGCGCGTCGATGAAGTGCGTGCTCTCGATCACGCCCTCCGGCGCACTCATCCGCCACCGCTCCGGGTCCACCGTGAACGCTGGGCCTTGCTTGGTCAGCCGCTGCATGTAGCCCGCGAGATGCTGGATGCACCGGTCGCGCGCGTCAGGATGGTTCGCCCCCGCAATCGTGTAGAGGTTCACGCCATACTCGCGCAGCACGTCCGCTGCGCTGACCCGCGTGCCCTGCGAATTGTTCTGGTCCCCCGCCGGGTCGCCCGTGCTCCACACCTCGCACGGCAACTCGCGCTCGCCCAGCGGGTCCGGCTCGCCCCCGAACCAGATCACCCGCTGCGCCACCGCCATCGGCGCGAAGTCTTCGATGAACTGGTCCGTCCCCAGAATGCCGCCCAGCACGCGTAGCTCGCCCCACGGCAGCACCTGCGCCCACACGACACTCGGATGGGCGTGCCCGAAATCCCAGCCCTCCAGCAGCGGCACGTCGGGGTTCAGCCGCAACCGCTGCACATGGATCCGCGACTGGAACACCCCCGCGTAGACCGGCTTGCCCACAATCGGCAGGCCGCGCTTGCCCTCGATGAACCGCCGCCGCAGCGCGTGCCCCTCGGGATACGCCTGCTCCAGCGAGTCGATGTAGCGGTCCCCGAGGTTGTGCCGGTTGTCGTAGACGCTCGTTCGCAGGTAGAGGTGGCCCGGCGTCGTGTTGCGCTCGGGGAACTCCACCGCCAGCCAGTGCGTCAGCCCCGGCGGGTTCGGCGTCAGCAGCACCTGATGCGGATACCCCGGCTGCGACAGCCGCGTCGGCACGTAGTGCCGATACACATCCTCGGGCACCTCTTCGGGCTGGTCGATGCCCAGCACCGCCAACGTCAGCCCCGCCAGCTTGCCGTAGCGGCTCGTCTCCTCGGCGCCCTTCAGCGCCCGCAGGTAGACGCGCGACCCGGTCCCGACGACCTCGTCATACTCTTCGTCCGCGTGCCACTGCAGCCGGATGCCGTGCAGCGCGCACC